TAGATACAGATAAATTTATACAATGGATAAAAATTGCCCAAGAGGTACACGTAAGAAACTATACAGGAAGTAAATTGTATGACAAATTACAAGCTGATATTATAGGAGGTACATTAACAGGCAACTATTTAACTTTAGTTGATGAATACCTAGCACCTATGCTTATTCACTTTGCAATGGTAGAGTATTTACCTTACTCCGCTTATCAATTAAAAAACGGTGGACTATTTAAGCATACAAGCGAAAATTCAGAAACACCAAGTAAAGACGAAGTAGACTTTTTAGTACAAAAAGAACGCAATTTAGCAGAGTATTATACTACAAGATTTATAGACCATATGAGTTTTTATAGTAATTTATACCCTGAATACGAAAACAATTCGGATGATGACATTTATCCTGATAAAGACAGCTTATTTAACGGATGGGTACTATAACATACAAACCTAAAGTAAAGAATTTAATAAAACTAAAACAGTACTTAAATGGGTACAACACTAGAGGGGAAGCAAATAAATCAAACGTATCAGGGGTTACTAAAAACGACTGATAATACAGAGGTATCTGCTACTGCAAAAGAGATAACGGATGGTAAGGGCAATGGCACAGGCGTTACCCTAGACAATAGTGGCAACCTTGTTGCGACTGCAACTGTTACTGCTAATGCTTTTGTGGGGGATGGTTCAGGGCTTACAAATCTTCCTGCTGCTGCTGTTTTAAGTGTAAACACTCAAACAGGAGATGTTGTTCTTGACACAGACGATATTGCACAAGGAAGTACAAACGAGTACTATACTGATGCAAAAGTATCTGCAAATGCTGATGTGGTTGCAAACACTTCTAAGGTTGGTATCACTACTGAACAATCAAACGCTATTGTATCTAATACTGCAAAGGTAGGTATAACACCAACACAAGCTAGTGAAATATCAGCTAATACTTTAAAGGTAGGAATAACAACAGACCAAGCAAACGAAATAGCTGCCAATACTTTAAAAACAGGTATTACTACTGAGCAATCCAATGCAATTGTAGCTAATACAGCTAAAACAGGTATTACAGTACAACAAGCTAGTGATATACAAACCAACAACAGTAAAGTAGGTATAACATCTGAACAAGCAACAGCAATAACAAACAATACTGCTAAAGTAGGTATAACAACTCAACAAGCTGCTGATATTACTTCCAATAATGCAAAGGTAACACGTAGACCAATAATAGCAGGTGGCAATACTTTAGATATATCTGAAACGCTTACAATAACAGCAGGTACTAATGTTACGGTAACGGAGGCTGATGGTACTGTCACTATTGCATCAACAGGTGGCGCAAGTGGTGTTACAAGCGTTAATACTCAAACAGGGGATGTAGTTTTAGATACTGATGATATTAGCGAGGGTACGAATAAATATACTACTGCTGCAAACCTTACTAAGCTAGGTAATATATCAGTTAGTCAAGCGGTGGACTTAGATACAATGGAAAGTGATATAGCTGCTAACAATTCTAAGGTAGGTATCACAACCCAACAAGCTAGCGACATAACAACTAACAATGCTAAAAATACTTATCCCTCTGCAGATAGCACAAAGGTAGGCTTCATAAGTGTTACACAGGCTGTTGATTTAGACACCATAGAAAGCGATGTATCAACTAATAATGCTAAAGTGGGTATAACTACTCAACAAGCAAGTGATATAACAGCTAACAACGCCAAAACAGGCATTACGACTACACAGGCATCCAACATCACAGCTAACAACGCTAAAGTTAGTATGGTGCTTGGCACAACAGCAGGTACAGCTTTAGAAGGAGATACTGAATTACTACAATTAGGTACAACATCTACAACTGCTTTAGCAGGAGATACTACAACTATTACTGCTCAACAAGCAGCAGACATAACTACAAATAATAGTAAGGTAGGTATAACGACAGGACAAGCAGATGCAATAGTAGCAAACACAGCCAAAACAGGTATAACAACCGAACAGGCTAATGCTATAATAGCAAATACTGATAAAGTTGGTATTACTACGCAACAGGCATCAGATATTACTACAAATAATGCAAAGGTTGGTATTACAGCGCAACAATCAAGCGACATTACTGCTAACAATGCAAAAATATCTTATCCTAGTGCAGATAGTACAAAGGTTAGTTTTATTAGTGTAACACAAGCAGTAGATTTAGATACTATTGAAAGTGATGTAGCTACAAACAACGCAAAGACAGGCATAACAGCACAGCAAACATCAGACATTATTACGAATAATGCAAAGGTGGGTATCACTACACAACAAGCTGCCGATATTGTTACTAATAATGCCAAAGTAGGAATTACCACACAACAAGCGTCAGATATTACAACCAATAACGCTAAGATTAGTTTTGATAGTACAAGTAGTACAAAATTAGGAACTATTGCAGAAGGTGCAGAGGTAAATGTTAATGCTGATTGGAACGCAACAACAGGAGATGCTTTTATACAAAATAAGCCTACACTTGCAACAGTAGCTACAACAGGTGCTTATAGTGATTTGTCAGGCACACCAAGCCTAGCATCCGTAGCCACAAGTGGAGACTATGACGACTTAGATAACACACCTATCTTAATAACTAATAACAACCAACTAACAAACGGAGCAGGTTATACTACTAATGTAGGTACAGTTACTAATGTAACGGTGGGAACAGGTTTAGATGTAACAAGCGGAACTACTACACCATCTTTATCCTTAGACTTATCAGAGTTTACTGATATGACTGCTGATATGGTAGGCACAGATGAGTTTATAGTATTAGATAGTAGTTCAGAAAGACGCAAGGCAGCAAACGAAATAGAAAGCACAATACTAAATTTAGAGAAGCAATCAAACGCAATAGGAAACGCAATAGACTTTAGTGCAAGAGTTACCTTAGATGGCGGTGTAGCAGAAGGAACAAGTACAATGATTAAGAATTTACAAAATATATTATAATGAGTTTATACCAAAAAGCAAGTTTAGTACAAATACCAAGCGGTTATAAAGCTAGTGCTGACAAATTGTATTCAGTAGTGCCTAGTAATGGGGATGGAGATTTTACAGTAGATAGTGATGCAGATGCTACAAGAGTAAATAAAGATGGACTTATAGAAAGCATAGTAGCAGACCAAGCGAGACTTAACTATGACCCTTCTAACCCACAAGACCCACATTTACTATTAGAGCCTTCAAGAATAAATAGGGTTTTTCCTAATAACTCTTTAACAGGTTACTCAACAATAGGTGTAACAACATCAAACAACCAAACAACAGCACCTAATGGAGCAAATGAAGGTGCAAAAGTACAAGCAACCACATCGGGAACTGCGGTTGTGTTCAAAGGGTTTACTGGAACATCAGGTGTAACGCACAATATATCTGCGTTTGTAAAAGCAGGAACGCACAATCAAATTAGATTGCAAGAAGGTTTTTCGTCATCAAATATAGATGTAAATTTATCAACAGGCACAGAGGTTTCAAGCCAAAATGCTACAAATAAAAAAATAGAAGCATATCCAAACGATTGGTATCGAATTTCTTTTAATTTCACTTCCACAAGTGCAAATTTGCAATTTGCTTTGTATTTCAATGGAAGTTATACATCAGGTGAAAATATCTATTTATATGGTGGGCAGATTGAAGAAGGAACTTACGCGACTAGCTTAATACCAACAAGCGGAAGTATATTAACAAGAACAGAAGATAATATTTATGCTGGTGGAGATGCTAATTTATTTAACGATACAGAGGGAACTTTATTCGTAGATATAGAGCCTTTTACGTATTCAGGTACATCTAGGATTTCATTAAGTGATAGTAGTGTAGCTAACAGAATAATTATAAGTACAGAAAACTCTACTCAATTAAGGTTTATTGTAATTTCTAACTATGTTATTGCGACTAATAGATATGAAAATATAAGTTATGATGTTAGAAATAAAGTAGCTTTAACTTATAAGCAAAATGAATTTAAGGTTGCAATAAATGGAACTCTAATAACACCCGACTTAGGTGGTAATTTTCCAACAGGTTTAAACCAACTTAGATTTGCCGATGGAGATAGTGGATTTAAATTTAGAGGCAAAGTTTTTCAGACTATGGTATTCAACGAAGCACTAACAGACAGCGAACTACAAACACTTACAAGCTAATGGAATTATTTAAGAAATACGAGTTTAACTCACAGGAACAAGCAGAAGATAAAATAGCTGCATTGCCACATATTACAGACGATTTATTAGAAGAAAGCTATTTAGAGGGAAACCACACTATTGTAAAACTAGGTTATTTAGTTACTAACGAGCCTGAATGGGATATAGATGGTAACGCAATAGTAGAGCCTGAACATTCTGATAAATATAGTGTAGATGTACTTTGGCAAAGTTTAGATGAAAGTCCTTATGGCTGGAAGTCTTACGAAATTGAAGTAGAGGGAAATGGCGCACACTCCTTTTTAGGAAGAAACTTTTAATTATGGATATTAATAGCTTTAAAGTATATGCGCTAAACTTATCAGCTATGACTATAAGTACTGTTGATGGCATAGAACTTACTTTAAAATTAATGTTGCTTGTTGTTTCAATAGGTTATACCTTGCAGAAATGGTATCAACTAAGAAATAAAAAATGAAGTACTTTAATTACTCAGAGTTTGACAGTCCTGATGTACAGGGTAGCGGTCAATTAATGGATAAGACTTTACTAGAAATGCTAGACGAAGTAAGAGAGAAATACGACAAACCAATACACATTACAAGCGGTTTCAGAACACCACAACACAACGAAAACCTACCCAATGCAAAACCAAACAGCAGCCACCTTAAAGGACTTGCAGTAGATATAGCCTGTACAAACAGTACAGATAGATTTGATTTAATTAACTGCCTTTTAGATGTAGGGTTTAGTAGAATAGGAATAGGAAAGTCTTTTATACACGCTGACATAGACCAAGAAAAAAAACAGGGTTTAGCTTGGACTTACTAATATGAGCATAGCAATAGTATCTTTATTCCCAACAGCCTTTATTGGTGGTATATCTTTTTATCCTAGAGATGAAAAATATATATTTAGTGAGTTAAACATTTATTTATTTGTAGTACAATTACAATTTAGGTTTTATGACTAAGAAATTTAAGGACACAAAAGTAGGTAGCTTCCTTATAGGAGATAAAGGCATACTAAAGCATTTAGGCGATATAGTGCCTGATAAGGGGTTTTTAGGCGTTTTAAAGAACTTAATAACAAAAGACAATACACTTAGTCCATTTGAAAAAGAAAAGGCGTTAGAACTGCTTAAAATGGATAAGCTGGAAATGGAGCAAGTTACTAAGCGTTGGGAAGCAGATGCAAATAGTGATGTGAAACTTGTTAAACTTACTAGACCTTTAACGCTTATATATTTAACAGTTGCTACTACTTTTTATATAGTTTTGGATAGTTTAGATATAGGCTTTAATATAGATGCAGCTTGGGTTGAACTTCTTAAAACACTTTTAGTCACTGTTTATGTTGCTTTTTTTGGTAGCAGAGGTTTTGAAAAAATACAAAAAATTCGTAGTAATATATAGTTATATATATATATATATAGTTATATATAGTTATATATTATATTGATATATATAGTATAACAAGTATATAACATATAACAAGTATATAACATTAACTATATATAGCATATAAATATAAATAAAAACAAGTATATAGTAGTTAGTATATATGTGTTCAAAAGTTTATTTTTTGATGTTTATTAGTATGGCTATATTTGTAAAATGATAGAGAACATAATAAATAAAGATATTACTGATACTGAAAAAATATCAGAGTTATTAGAACTAGATTGTGATATGTACACAAATCTCGGGAGCGATAGTACAAAAACCGAGAAGCAAGAAGTAAAACGTTATTCACGTAAGATATACAAAGCCATACAAGGCATAAATGAAGCAATAGGGAAGTCTCTATTACAAGCTATGGATAAATGACTAGAAGTAAGATAGTGAAGAAGCTAGATAGTGTGTTTAGCCTATACATCCGCAATAGATATGCAAACAATGGCAAAGCTAAATGCTTTACTTGTGGTAAGATAGATGATGTAAGTAGATTACACGCAGGACACTTTATGAGCCGTAAACACTATGCTACTAGATGGGATGAGACAAACGTACAGGTACAGTGCCCAAAATGTAATTTGTTTGGTCAAGGAGAACAGTTTACCTTTGGTATAAACCTAGACAAAGAGTTTGGAAAAGGTACAGCAGAAAAGTTACAACAAAAGGCTAGAGGTTTAGTAAAGCTGTCTAATGATGACCTAAATGAGTTGATTGAAAAGTATAAAAGTATTTAAAGTTTAGCCTACGCTTGTAGGTTAGTTTCTCTATATGTTTGTTTGAAAAGGGGTTAGTTTTATTACTGACCCTTTTTTTATTAAAAACTTTTTATATATTTGTGGTATGACATATAAAGATGATTTATTGCGGCTAAGAGAAGCAGAAGCCGTAGCACTTCGAAAAAAAGTAGAAGAGTTAGAAGCTAAAATAGAGATACTTACACAACAATTAACAACAGATGAATTATACAAGTAAGATTACAAGTGTAAATAAGACAGATAGTTTTAACACACAGGATGGCAAGGTTATGAATAAATATGTAGTAACTTTTGCAAATGGACATAACCCACATATATACAAAATAGGGGATTTTGGACACGAAGTAGGAGACGAAGTTTCTTATGATTTAGACCAAAGTAAAAACAAAGCTAAACTAGAGAAGCCACAATTTAAGGCTGCAGCACAACCTAAAAACAACTACTCAAACCCTAAAGATGATATACAAAAGTATATTATTAGGCAAAGTAGTTTAAATAGGGCTACTGATTTATTTGCAGGTAAACCAATTAATGTAGATGAAATCATTAACTTAGCTAGAACTTTCGAGAATTACGTACATAACGGATAATAATTTAAACAAATAAAAATGTATAAAAATAATAAGACTTGGGTAGATGGTTTACGCATCTTCGAAAACAAACAAGACTGGATAGTTTGCGATGTAAAAATAAATCCAGATGAAATCATTAAGTGGATAAATGACAATAGAGCAAATGTGAATGAAAGAGGTTCTATTCCTATTACTATTGCTAAAAGTGAAAAAGGCTTTTACTCTATGCTAAACACTTATGAAATACAGAAGTCTAAAGAGGTAACAACAGCACAACATTCTCCTGACCGAGAAGATTTGCCTTTCTAATGTTAATTCAACTAGACCAACATATAAAAAAGTTAGACGAATACCGAGCAGGAACTCTACCAACAGGGTTGAGGCTTGGTATTCCAAGACTTGATGAACACTTTAGGTTTAAGTATGGAGACTTTAACATCATACTAGGACACGCAAACGTAGGAAAAACATCCTTAGTCCTATACCTAATGACACTATACGCACTAAAGCACAAAATTAGATGGCTTGTGTTTAGTAGTGAAAACGAGCCTTATGCTATTATCAGAAAAATAGTTGAATTTTTAGAGGGCAAACCAATAAATAAAATAGAAGAAACACATTATAAAGAGAGACTAAAATGGATTAATGAGCATTTTAAATTTATAGATGGCTCAAAACTTTACACTTACAAATCATTATTAGATTTAGCACAGCACGTCAAAAAGGCTTGGGATTATCAAGGCTTTCTACTAGACCCTTACAACTCACTAAACAAAGACAAAGATGTATTAAAGGGTATTAACGGACACGAGTACGATTACCAAGCGACAAGCGAGATAAGAATATTTTGTAAGGAAAACAATATATCTACTTGGGTATGTACACACGCTGCTACTGAAAGCCTAAGACAAAAACATCCTAAAGGACACTATTACGATGGACACCCTACACCACCTAGTGCAGCATCAGTAGAGGGTGGGGGTAAGTTTGTAAATAGGTGTGATAATTTTTTAGTGATACACAGGTATATTTATTCTCCAAGTGATTGGATGTACTCACACTTTCACGTTAAGAAAATAAAAGACGTAGACACAGGGGGTAGACCAACACCGCTAGAAGAACCTATTAGACTTGAAAGTATTAGAAATAATGTAGGCTTTGAGATAGAAGGTAAGAACCCTATTGAATATCCTAAACGTGAGCAAACAGAACTGTTATGATTACCTGTGAGGATAATATGGAACTTATGGAAAGGTATGAGGATAACCACTTTGACCTTGCTATTGTAGACCC